CTGCTGCAGAAGAAGAAGTTATTGTAGGAGCACCTACAGAAGTGAAAGTAGAAAGCGTTGGTCATTGTTCAGGGCACACAAGATATAGAGTTAATTGTGACCTATGCAATGCTGCCATCAGATAATATATGGAACCAGAACAGGTCTTAAATAGTCTTAGAAGAGCAATCACTAGAAGAGTAGATCAGTTATCAATCTCGGTTACGTCCGGAGGGGTTGACAATATGGAAACATACAAGTATATAATAGGACAAATAAACGCGCTGGAATCAGTGCGACAGGAAATCTCTAACCTGCTAAACGATAAGGAGCTAAATGACGCAAAGGGAACAGTTATCAACATCAACACCAAAAATCCTAACACCAAATAAAGAGTTAGTAGGATTAAAAAAATCAGAAGAACAAAAAGAAGTTACAAAAGAAAAAGCTAAACTTCCAGTACCAACTGGTTGGAGACTTTTAGTTTTACCATTTAAACTTAATGAGAAAACTAAAGGTGGAGTTTTATTGGGACACGAAACAATTGAGAGACAACAAGTGGGATCGCAATGCGGCAACGTTCTTGCTATGGGTCCTGATTGTTATTCAGATAAAGATAGATTTACACAAGGTCCATGGTGCAAGGTCGGAGATTGGATAATCTTCGCACGTTATGCAGGATCTAGAATAGAAATTGAGGGTGGG